GGTAAACGCGGCCACCTGCTACGCCAGAAAGCGCGGTTACGATGTCAGCTTGGATGGTCATTCTTTAGCCTTGCCGATTTGTGCCCACTGCTCTTTTGTCATCACGAATTCAACATTGACACGGACAATGCTTCGCGCTTCCAGGTCTATCTTTATGCTTGAAATATGATCCGATTGGCATCCAAGGATTTCAGCTATTTCAATCGCTGCGTCTCTTGATGGTTTCAAGTCATTACTCATCGCGCAAACCCTCGCCACAAATCAATTCAAGCACGCGGCTATCCTCTTCCAGATTGCGAACTCCGCTGATAACCAATACGCGTGAGCCGTACAGCACGCGCCAGCTTGCATCTATGCCCGCAATGCTGCTTGAATGGCGAATCTTTACCCGGTGAGAGACTTCGCTTTGCGTCTGCCCTGCGGCGATCAAGTCCCGTACAGACAGCGGGCTTACATCGGCAAACACGTTTGCCACAGTTGTCCAGGTGGTCGTGCGTTCGCCCACCGAATCCCGAGCGCCTGCCGGGCTTTGCAGCGCGACGGACTTGTTATAGACAGGACGCATCAGGCGTAGACCTTCAGGCTGTCGAGCAGGCCGTCAATAGAGCCGGGTTCTGCGCCGTCAAGGTCAGCACGGATCATTGCTGCAATCCACAGCTTTACAGCGTCCGGCGCTGCGTCGCCATAGCCTGCGGTGTAGTTGACGGTTACAGCGTTGGCGGTGTCGTAGGTATCAGGCCAGACGGTATCAGCGGCAGGCAGCACCCACCCCGGCTCACTGTGCGAGTCGAGCACGTAGTCGGCGGCGTCCATCGTCTGAGTAGCCCCTGCCGTGTCAACGTAGGTTATGGACGTGATCGAAACAATCGGCGGCCACAAAAGGCGGATTTCGTTTGTAGGGAATGAATCCAACTTGAGTTGCCAAGTGGACAAGGCCAGCGACCGCTGAGTGTTCTGCTCGGCCTGCAAGCGCAAAGCCGAAATCAGCATGGCAATACGGGTGTCAAAGTCAGTACCGGCAAGCGGCAGCATCGTTTTAACGTCCGCCGTTGTGACCGGCTCGGTGGTTGTGCTGATTCTGCGAGTTGTCATGCGCGGGGCCTTCTGGCGGTTTGCGTGTTGCTGCGGCTGGCGGTTTGCGTGTTGCTGTAGCCGACGCGAGGTGCTGAGAGTGTTGCGGCAACGACCTCGCCGCCAGTAACAAGGGGCGCGTAAAACGTGCTGACGTTGCTGAACAAACTAGGCGTAAGCGTCACCCCGCCCGTAGTCACGATGGCGGTGAAGAACTGCTGCGTGTTGACGGCCAGCGAAGGCGTCAGCGTCTGGTCGGCGAACCCTTGCGAAACGGTCGGCGCGAAGAACGTGTTCGTGTTGGCAAACAACGCCGGAGTGATTGTCACCGCGCCGGTCGTAACATTCGCCGCGTAGAACTCGTTCGTGTTGCTGACAAGCGAAGGCGTCAGGGTTTGCGGCCCGCCTTCCGCCACTACAGACGGGCTGTAGAACGTCTGACTATTGCTGAACAGTCCGGGTGTAAGCGTGACCGATCCGGGTGTTACCGTGGGCGCATAGAACGTGCTGCTGTTGCTGAACAGGCCCGGCGTGAGTGCCTGCGTTGCCCCGCCCTGCGATACAGTGGCCGCGTAGAATGTTTGCGCGTTGCTGTACAGGCTAGGCGTCAGGGAGACAGCGCCAGCGGAAACGGTCGGGGCGTAGAAAGTCTGGCTGTTGGTCAGCAGGCTAGGGCTTAGTGTGGTGCCCCCACCACCCGCGCTTTCCTTGATGGCGACCGCCAGCAACGCGGTCTCGTCCTGTATGGAGTTATATCCTACCGTTACATCCGAGGTTCCCACCGTACCGTAGGTATGGATTCCTCCTATGAAAAACCCGAAATCGTACTCGTCGGTTTTAGTCCAACCATCTTTGGCTGTTGTGTTGGTTACAGCCCCTAAGCCTGATGAGAAGCCCTGAACAACTAGGCAACTCTCGCCCGTTAACGAAATCGTTCCAGTGGGGTCTGACACATAACTGCTCACCGTGGTGGTGGCCTGTACTGCCGTATCCGCGCCTGCCGTGGCGGAAATGGCCCATGCTTTTTTAGTGGCGGCCCCGGTGACGGTGACAGAGACCGTCTGCGCCCCAGTCGGAACCCCAGAACCCAGGAAAAAACCCGCTACCTGTACGTCTTCACCCCCGTCATAGATAACCGGAGAGCCGGCCACAGCGGCCATTGATACCCCGCCGTAGGTGACGCCGGATATTTGATTGGTGATCGAGTTTTCATACGCAACATAAACAACCACGCCTTTTGGCGTGCCGACAGGGGTGAGGGTGAAACTTAAATCCCCTGTCCCGGCAGCGCCTGTCGCATAGGCATCAAATGCAATTGCCACGGGTCAGCCCTTACGCAAACGCCGCGATCAGCGTACCCAGCGCGGTCGATAACCCGGCGGTCTGGGCCTGGGTGAAGATGCGGTTCTCGATGGCCCCATTGACGATCTTGTCCTTGAGCAAATATCCAGAAGCATCCTTGGGGAAGTTTGTGTTGACCCAGTTGAAACAGGTCACGCACGCCGCCATCGCCGCATCGACTTCGGCCACATAATCCAGCAACGGATCGTTGAACTCGGTCTTCGCGTAGTTGTTCAGGCCCGGTGCAACCTTGGCCTCAGCGAACAGGTCGTGGGCCATTTTAAGGTGGCGCATGATGTTGACGACTTCATCGGATGGAATCGGGCCAGCGTCGATCTTGGCTTTGATCGCTACCGCCCCATCCTTGACCGTGCGGCCTTTTGACTGGATGTTCTTGACCGCCACATCCAGCAGGTAGGTGTTGAGTTTGAGCGCCATGATTAAAGCTGGAAAATCCCGGATGCGTTCCAAGTGATCGAAATGTCGCCACCGTTTGGCGTAACCGGCAGGCCAGTTACACCTGTGTCGATGTAGGCGATCAGCCGCCAAGTCGTGTTTGCACCAGCGTTTTTGCGGTACAGCACCAGCGCCTCTGCCGAGTTACCTGTGACGGCGGTATAGGTCACGTCTGCCCCATCGAACAAGCCGCCCGTGTAAGTCTTGGTTCCGATTTCCTGATCGGTGCCGACGATGCCAGACAAGCTTGAATAAAACTCGTGCGCGGCGGAATAGGTGTAGGTGCCGGTATCGACCAGCGCGACAAAAACGCCAGTGGCTCCGGTGCCGTCGAGGTCGCTGTCTGCGCTGTTTTGCAGCAGGGCGGATTTCCATGTGGGGTATAGAGCATTACTCATTATTTATTCCTTTCTAAATATGAAATTGCACTTTTGAGCACTTCAATGTCATCACCAAACTTTCCGATAGACGTATTGCAGCTAAAACACAAAACGCCCCTAACTTTTCCAGATTTATGGCAATGATCTAGGTTTGGTTTTCGTGCCACGACATCCATATCAAAAAGGCTATTGCAAATAGCACACCGATACCCGTGCGCTTCAAGCATTGCTTCGTAGTCATTTATGGTTAAGCCAAAATCGCGTTTTAATTGGTATTTTCTCCACCAACTTGGATCATCTTTGCGTTTGTCCTGTACCCTTTTTACCGCGCACTTCTTGCAGTAAGACCTATAAACATTTGACGTGTTACGCTCTTTCGAAAAATGGTCTAGTGGTTTAACTGTCAGGCAATGCGTGCACTGCTTCTCATCAGCCAGTGCGTTTGCCATGATGTTTCCTTGTTAAGCGTTGAGTTTCTTGGCGTGCTTGATTGCATCTGGATGCAAATCAAGCATCCCGTGTGCCGCCCCTGTTTCAGCGTCAGCCGATGACAGCGTGACAACTTCCCCGCACTGTCCGAATCCGCAGTCCCTCAAGACAAGCGCCTCGACCTGAATATCTTTCTTTGCCATTGCTGTTCCTTGGTTTCAGTTCACCCAATGAAAAAACCCGGCCTTGTGAGCCGGGTTTCTTGGTTTGACGAACTTAGGTTGCCGAGTTGACGTACACACGAACCGCTGCGGTGTCGATCAGGTTGCCGCCCGAGCGAGTCCAGCCACAGAAGCCGACCTGACCCAACAGAGCAAATGCAGAGTCATCGAAGCGGCGCAGGCTGGTGCTGTTGGCAACGTCGCGGATCATGTACTTCGACAGGTCGCCGAACGCGATGGACTTCGCGTTTGCAGCCATCACCGCAACGTCATCGTTGATCTGCACGGCATGGCCCAGCAGCGTATCGGGTGCGCCGACATCAACCGAAGGAACCCAAATCGGGCGGCCCGTGGTGTCCTTCAGCTTCGACACGATGGCGACCGACAAGTCATTCAGCATGAACTTGGCGTTCGAACGGTAGGCGCGGTTCACCGAATGCTTGAGGTCAACCAGACTGTCGTAGGTGACGGTCAGCGTGGTGCCGGTCGCGCCGGTCACGCCGGTTGCAGCCTTGAGCATGATGCCATCGGGCAGGGTCGTACCAGCGCCAACGGTGAAGTGGGTGTTCTGGATGCGGGCAATGCGGGTTGCCAGACGATCCACCACGAAGGCAATCACGTCGATGGCGGAATCCTGAATCAGCTCCACCGGCAGCGCGATCTTCTTCGAGCTGTACTTGAACACGTTAAGACCGATGGTGCCGAAGGTCATCTCACCCAGCGCAGCCGCAGCGTTCTCGCCGACGATCTCGCCGACTTCAGCGGTGCCGTCCGAGGTCGGGAAGTTCAGCGAGGTGCCAGCTTCGGTGGTGATAACTTCAGCCACTTCGCGCATCCCGCCAAACGCCTTCAGCTTGTCGATCACGATTGCGGCGATTTCGCTCGGGACGGTGTAGCCGCCTTCTGCTGCCGTAGTGGTGGACATTGCGTTGCGGATGGCAATGGCCTGCTCTGCGGACACGTTGTTGCCGTGGCGCATGTACAGGGCGACAGCGGCCAGTGCATCGATGGTGACGCCATCATCCTTCTTCGCGGGGGCAGCGTTGAAGAACGTGTCGGCTTCCAGTTCGCGCATTTTCTCAGCGGCCTTGATCTGGTTCTTGATCAGTTCGATTTCGCTGGTGTAGCCGTCGAACTTGACTTGCTCTTCGTTGGTCCAGGTTTGGTCGCCCTTTTCGGCGAGCAGGTGGTTGGCGGATTGAGCGAGGTTGGCAATCTTCTCGCGCTGGGCTTGAATACTAAGCATGGTGTTTCCTTTACAAAAAAAAGGAGCCACGAAGGCTCCTAGAGGATGAGGTATCCGACCCCGGCGGTTTGCTGCGCGAGAGCGCTACAAGGCTTGAATGAGTGCGAGTTTCTTGGTGTTGGCGACGGCCATAAAGAAGCCAATCGTCGGCTGTTCTGGTTCGGGTGCGGCAGGCTCGAGTAAGGCCTTGGGGGCTTTGTCGAACGACGCGAGGTTCCAAGTGTTCTTGGCTGTCGATTTTTCCGTGATGCGGTCAACAAAGCCATGCGCTACTGCTTCGGCTGCGGTCATCCACGTTTCAGCGTCCATC